ATTTAATCCATTTAAGGAACACCTATATCAGAGCAATGAACTCCGCATTGAAAGATCACGAAATTGCTTACAATGAAAGAATCAACTATTTATCCCGCAAATGGTTTGCATCTCCAAAAACCATTGAACAAATTATTCAGAATTACCCGCATAAAAAATAGGTGAACTTATATATTTATAAATGATTATAATACCATTCAAAATAAGGAAATATTCGCCTGTTTGAATTATTAACAGAATTAAACACAAAAAGGGAGTTACTCGATGTTGCCATAATACAAATGAAAAAACGAGGACAAGCAAAAGCAAAAGCGGAATCGCTTTATCGTGTTGAGTTGGCAACCCAAATTTTGAAAGAAAGAGAGATTGGAACTCCCGTCACGATCATCAATGACATTTGCAGAGGTCACAAGAAAATCGCAAAACTTAAAATGGAAAGAGACATTGCGGATATATTATACGACACTTGTCTGCAAAAAATTTATCAAACTAAAATGGAAATCAGTATTATTGAAAACCAAATGAATGCAGAAAGAAAAGGACTTTGATGTCACCCGTTAAAAACGGAACAAAAACGGATGGCAAAGACAACAAAGGGCGATTCGTTTCGGGCAATAACTTTGGAAAAGGGAGACCAAAGAAAGGTGATTCAATAACTGAATTATTAAGATCAAAGGGTGATTCGTTTGATTCAGATAATGGACAAACAAGGCTCGAAAAAATTGCAGACAAATTATATGAGAAAGCCGAGAATGGTGATTTGAGAGCAATGGAAATGATTTTTGACAGATTGGAGGGGAAACCAATTCAAGCAACTTTAAGTTCATTTAAAGAATTGCCGGATGGGTTTGACATTGTGGATATTGGATAGGGTAAAGGTTCAAACTTATGAGCATCAATCAAAATTTATAAGGAGTGATTCAAAATATCCCGCATTGGTTTGCGGGTATGGTTGACCCGTAAGGGGTCGATGAATTAAGGTGCGGGTAAAACAACCGCTTTTGTTTTGAAAGCGATGCGAAATTGTTTATTGAATCCAACGGGAACAATCCTTTTGGCAGAACCAACATATCCAATGATTAAAGATGTGTTGCAACCAACTCTTGAAAAATTGCTTGAGATGGTTGGTTGGGAGTATGATTATTCTGCATCTGACTTACGATATCGGGTGAGGTGGAGATCGGGTTGGGCGGATATTATTCTGCGATCAAGTGAAAATTTCAAACGATGGGCGGGGTTGAATTTGAGTGCGGGAGGTTTAGACGAAGCCGACATTTTAAAAGATGGGGGTAAGGTTTGGAGAATGTTGTTGTCTCGGTTAAGGGAGGGGAACACACTCCAAGCATTCATCACAACAACACCGGAGGGATTTGGATGGGTGTATCAGAATTGGGTCGAGGAAAAAAAAGAGGGTTATGATTTAATTCAAGGGAGGACAATGGACAACAAGTCATTGCCTCCGGAATTTATTGAAAGTTTAAAGGCAAATTATGATGAAAAATTGCAAAAAGCATATCTTGAGGGGGAGTTCTGCCACATCTTCGGATCGCAACAAACATATTATATGTTTAGCAGAAAAAACATTCACAAAGTTCAATACAATCCAAAGTTACCCATCATTCTCGGCTTGGACTTTAATGTCTCACCCTGTGTTTGTGTTCTCCTCCAACAATACAACTCACAACCATCAATCAGAGTATTTGACGAAATCATCTTGTCACATAGTGGGGAGGGAGAACTCTTGACGGAAAGAATGGCGAGGGAAATAATTTCAAGATATCCTCGAAACAATTATATATGTTATCCCGATCCATCCGGAAGAAATAGGAGTACAAGTTCGAGACGATCAGATCACAAGATTCTGCGGGATCATAAATTCGATGTAAGAGCAGAGAGGAGAACGATCCCTTTGCTTGATAGTATAAACCTAACAAACAAAGTTATGAATGGAACAGTAATTGATCCATCTTGCAAAAACTTGATTCGTGATTTGGAACAAGTAATAAACAAAAAAGGTAGTCGATCAGATATCGATAAGAGCAACAAGGACTTGACCCATTCCTCTGATGGATTTCGATATGCGGTTTGGGGGATGTATAAGAACTTAATTTATAAAACAAATGTGAGGGCAATGGAACGATGATCGTAACAGATAGAGGTAAAAAAAGTATTTATCAATCGAAATGGGATGCAAATCAGAAAACAAAAGAAAGGTGGCTATCTGATCGATTAGATGCCTTGAATTATTACAATGGCAGAACAAGAGAATATGTCACTCCATTTTTTTCTGATTCAACCCTTTCAAAAGTTCCCGTTGCAAATATAAATATCACAAAAAGAATCATTGATCGTATATCACTTTGCTATCAAGTCGCACCAATTAGAAATGTGACGAATGATTTTTATTCGGATTTTGTGAGAGATAAAGATCACAAACTCCAAAGATTTGAACGACTTGTGAATCTTTTGGAATTGGTATTGATCAAACCAAGATGGAGGGATGGCAAATTGGAATATGATATCATTACAGATTTTGAGCCGGAATTCGGGGGAGATGACCCAATGATTCCAACCGCATTCACATTTCCATTGCAATCTCGTGCCTCTGTGACCAATACAGATGAGCAAATTTGGGCATATTGGAGTGATACAGAATATTTTATGTTTAATAAATCAGACAATGATAAAAAAATCAATAATAATTGGAATGATGAAAACCCTTATGGCATAATGCCAATAATTCCTCTTTTTAAAAATGGCAGACCGGAGACCAATTATCTTGACACGGATGCAAGTCTCGATTTATGTCAAGGGAATTTAGCAATCAATTGTGCCACTACAACCGCACAAGCGAATTTGATGTTTCAATCCTTTGGTTATGTTTGGGTATCGGGAGAGGTTGACAACAATGTCCTTGAGGTGTCTCCGGATAAGATTACAAAATTGCAAGTGGATTCAAATATGGGAGTTGTTACTCCACCGGATTCAATCAATTCAATTAATGAATATATTAAAACACAATATAAATTGTTGGCTCAAAACTATCACATCTCAACATCCTTTGTTGATGGCGGTGAACAAGCATCTTCGGGTGTGAGTTTACGATTGAGAAATTTGGAATTGCAAGAATCCCGAAAATCATCCCTTGAAATATATAAGAAATTTGAACAAGAATTGTTCCAACTTGAAAGAATTATGATTCTTGCACATACGGGAACGGATATTGGTGAACTTGAATTGGTTGATTTCTCTGAAAGTGTTGAAATATTATCAGACCAAGAACAACGAGAAAGAGATGAATTTGATTTGGCAAAAGGATTGATTGATGAGATTGATATCTTAACACGAAGAAATCCGGATTGGAGTCGTGAAGATGCGGAAGAATATCTCGCAGAAAGAAAGAAATCAAATTCCACAATAAAACAGAAATCAGACACACCAAGCAATATATTTAAAATTGGCGAGTGATGTTGAAAAATATCTTGATCGCATTGATTCATTGAAAGATGTGGTTGAGTCAAATAGTGAGAAATTTCTCAAGAATATTAATTTGGACAAATTGATGGATGAGCCTCGCAAGTATTTGAAAATATATGCAAAAGCATTTTATGAGGCACACTCACAAGAATTGTTGAAAGCAATATCAATTGGAGAAAAGCACGGAAAGAAACTTGTGAAATGAAAGGCAGATGGACAAAAAAAGAATTTGATTTCAACAATGTTCCAAAGGTTCACAATTTGGTGAATCGGGTTGCGGATATTATTGTGAAAGATATAAAAGAGGGAATCACAAAACATTCACAAGACATTCACGGAAAACCATTCAAGCCATTGTCTCCAAATACAGTATTAAAAAAAGGACACTCCAAACCCTTGCTCGATGAGGGTAAAATGAAAAATGTTTATGTCAGAAAAAGAGCATCAAAGGGAAAACATATTGCAGAGATTGGATTAAATGAAAGAGATCGGGGAGAGGTTTCAAGGATTCACAATGAGGGAACAAAGCCATATACAATTGTTCCAAAGTCTGCACAAAATTTAGTATTTGAAACAACCGGTGGAGTTGTATTCACCAAACTTGTAAAACACACCGGAGTTCCAAAAAGGGAATGGTGGGGAGTGTCAAAACGGGTTGAAAAAACCGCACAAAAAATGGTGAACGAATGGATGAAAACACTCTATTCTTTGCGAAAATGATGAAAACATTAAAATCGCATATAAGAGCCAAATTCACCCTTTTAAGGAACTTTTTTATTTCAATGTATGTTCTTACCAAAATGTTAAGAACTCAATTCTCATAAGGAGAAACAAGTGCCAAGAACATATCAAGATGAGGCAATAATTATTGAGGCAGAGTTGTCCGCATTAGCGGAAAAAGTTGCCATTGATATTGAATCTCTAATTTTAAGAATGTCCCTTTCGGGTGCGGAGGAATCAGTTGTCACCGCAACATTGTTTCGAGATTTAGAATCAAGCGGAGTGTTGTTTGGTTCATTTAAAAATGGGGTAAAAAATATCACAAAAGATGCTTTGTTGAATGTTGCAAACATATCGGCAGAAAAAGAATTCACAAAAGCGGGT